GAATATAAGCATAGTTCTGGACATCGATTACCTTATAATCAGTCTGAACTGTGCTTGTGCTGTCTGCTTCCCAATACTGAGTACCTGATCTTGATGTGTTATAAACGGTCTCGATTGTAACACCGGCGCCACCAACACCATTGATAGACTGTGCGTAACCACGGGCAGCATCATAAGTTGAGAATGATACTGCAAGTGGATTACCGTCAGAACTTACTTGGCCAGTATAGACCTTATAACCAACAACATAGGTGCTCCAGGCATTCCATGCTGTGGTGTTTAGAAGATCGACAACACCAGGTGTGGTGTTTGGATTAAATGTGCCATAATTGGTTGTAACACCATAATTACCACCAGGAGTGATATGTGCTGTAGTTCCATATCCAACTACTTTTTCGTTTGATGGACCCTGAGAACCATAAGTGACGATATTAATACCCTGAGTTGTTAGCTGTTCGTCGGGCATAATCGTCGTATCGATCCAAATATCCTGTGATGGGAATAGATCGACTGATCCTAGGAACAACCAAGACTGGCGTTCTGCATTGATATCGGTTGTTGCATACTGTTGACTATAGTGAAGAACTTCTGAGTAATCAATAGTGAATACAGGATTGTTGTATCTGATATTCGTACCGTTTAGATAATCATATGTAATAGAGTTCATCTTATAAACAGGACGAATGGATTTCTCTACTGTATCATATACAATTCTAAATTCTGGATCGGATATATCACCAAGAGAATTGTCTCTGAATGTATCGGTGAAGATACCATTCTTAAAGCGATCAATACCAGCATCATTTGGAATAATCATGCTTGATGCTGACTTCTCCAATAGACTTAGTGATGTGTAATACTCAAGATTTACGATACGCTGTTTTAGTTTGGCGATATCCTGCATTGTAAATCTTAGGTTGGACAGAGATGTTGCCGCACAAGCAAGTTCTTGACGATTTAGCAATGTGGCATATGCTGGTGATAATGATGGATATGGAGTAATCAAAATCTTAGCAAGTGCCATAATTCCAGGAGGAACATCTGGCATCTGTGGGTTGGTACTTGGTACGCCCTTGATGATCTGGAATCTGTTGTCCTTATCAACAGCAACAATATCCCAACGACCAAGATAATAGTAATAATCGTAAGTTATCTGTGAGGATGGAACAGGGAACTTCATACCAGATGCAGGATATGTAAATGTTGTCGAACCACCTGGATTCGTGGAGGCACCTCCAGGAGTTGTAGCATCCGCGGATGTATTTGTCTTGATTGGTCTAAAGTCAAGTTGATTTCTTAGATCATAAGACTGACCAGTTGTTGGAGACTTAAATACTGGAATGTTCTCGGTACGAATATTCTGTGTTGGATCGAATAGTGAATCGTTATCCTGAACTGGATAAGAATCCACAGAGAAGAATCCACCACGGTTCGTAAAGTCGGGAACGAAGTAATCCAACTCAACCAATAGTCTTGATGTTGAGTCAAGAGTTAGTTTTGGTTTAATGGTCGCATGATCGTAGTGTGTATCTCTCTGACCATTGTTAAAGGTGAAAGACTTGGTTACATCTGTTCCTGATGTGTTGGAAGTTGGGAACGCACCAGAGGCCAGTCTGATGTTGTTGATCTTGAGAACATCGGTAAAACCAAGGTCAAACGGGCCGGTGACACCAGCAGTCGAACAATCGATCTTAACATAGCGACTATGTTTAAGTAACTTCTTAATTTCTAGTGCCGATGATCTGGCTACAGGATATGTTACAGTAACATAGAATACGCTTGGGTAAGTCTCTTGCATATTAAACTGCAAGGATGTTGGTGTAGTCGAAACGCTTCTTGCTGCACCATTGGAACAACCAATCGATGAAAGATCGAATAGATCACCGGTCTTATAAACTTTTGTAAGAGTATTACCAGTAACGGTAGCAGGAAGATTGGCATCAACCGTAATATGAAGATCATCGGTAATGCTGGTTACATAATAAGGTAGCGTATTACCTGATAGCTGGATCTTATCACCAACATTTAGTCTTGTGAAGCGAGTACCTGTACCAACGAGTGCCGTTGTACCAGCACCGGAAGCACCGGTTCCAGAGATACCAACATACATAACATTGGCACCACCAGATGTCTGGTTAAATGTTAGATGGATACCATCCAATTGAGAAGTAGATAGTGAGGTGGTTCCATAAGGGAATTGCTCAATACCAGGTGATAGTGTTAGGTTAAACACACCATTGGTAGATACCTGAACCGTTGATGTAACACCCTGAGTATCATTAAACTGAAACTCTGTAGCGGAAACGGAAGGATCAGCAAAACTTCTGACTGTCTTTGTGTATTTCGATCCGGTGAAATATAGTAGTGTAGAATTAGGAACATTCTGTAGAACAGCATTGCCTCTTAGGTCAAGCTTAATATCGGCACCAAGAGCAGGAGATGTTCCTGATCCGGCTGCATAAATGCTTCTTACACTTGTGAAAGCATTAGTACCAGTCATCTTGATATCAGCAAGATAAACATTATAGACAGCATTATACCCTGGTGTTCCAGAGACATACTCATAAGACATAAGAATAGCGGTACCGATTAGGTTACCAGTCTGTGCTGCACCCGACCACTTTTTGGTGGAAATTCTTTGTTGAGCGGCATCATATAGGTTGATAGTCTGGCCCTGATTTAGCGCCCATCCACCTACAAACTCGTTGACGGCAACATACTGACCCATTGTTGCGGAAGAAAGTTGCTCATTTATTGGCTTGCTTGTTAGACCCTTCTCGGTGGTTAGATCAATCGTTGCTAGTGCGGTTGTCTCGTAACCCTGAACATATGCCTTACCTGGTGATACACCAACCCATAGTAGAGAGTTGTTACCATTTGCATAGCGGCCATAATTTGATCCAGTGTTATCGTGTTCCTTAACCTGAATATCCATACCAGCAACCACATAGTCGCCTGTATTATCATAGTTGCGACGGGCCATGGAGTCATTGATATATGAATACTGGGTGTTGGCGTTGTATGATTTAACAACACCACCTTCGACTGTGAATAGTGTAACGAAGTCCTGAACATCTGGTGTTGCATCAATAGGCACAACATCAAGAGATGGATTTAGTGATAGACGGTCGGCACCAGGTGCGGAATAGTTGGATGCTTCCTGTGCTGGATCCAATAGTGTTGCATCCTGAGAAGCGTCAACTATATCTTCTGTGATGAAGAAACCAACTCTTGCTGTTGGATTTGGATCGTAACGACCGATAATAACAGACTGCTCTGGGAAGGCAATGAAGTGGTTCTTGGCGAAGATAACACCCGACTTGATTGTGAAGCGAGAAGCCATACCTGTTGGTGCAGGATCGGTATCGTGAACGACCAGTGTATAGTTTGTGTTATTTACATTTGCTGTAAGTGTTTCACCGGCCTGGAATGCCTTGATCGATGTATTAACCGATGAACCGGTGGTATAAGAAACATAAAGGGTCTTGGTGTTTGCGTCGGTTTGGACGCCATCAAGAACCTGAATAATGTAAGCAGAGATGTTGGAGGAAGAACCAACGACCTGTAAGCGACTGTTACCTTCCACTTTACCTTGATTAAGAAAGGTGTTCCAGTTAGACATACTAACAGCATTATTGGATGCGTCAAAGTCCTTAACCTTAACATATCGAATAGCAAGACCAGCAGATAGTCCATTGTTTGTCTCTAGATAGAACGCACCAGGAATAACAATTGTACCGTCCTGAAAGATGTTCTTACCGAAACGAGCAATCTGTTCCTGTAGAATAGTCTGCATCTGGGTAAGTTCACGGGCCTGAACCGCATAACCAGGCTTAAATAGAATACGGTAATAACCTCTTGATGGATCATAGTCGTCATAATATGGCGACACATCAAAGTTTGTGGTTAGTGCTGTAGTATTAGCGGTATTGGCATCCATGTTTTATTTTTCCTTTTAGAAACTTAGGACTATTTTGTATTCTTCGGACTGATCTTCTGATCGTTTAATAAGATTTAGGTTATCCTTATATAGAACATACCCAGAATAAGGTTGTAGGTCCGGATTATTGATCGAACTGACATATCTTGATGCTGTCGAGGTATTGCCGATGATTAACTGTGACGTTGGATTACCCTCAACATTATTTATAGACAATAGAGAATTGGCCGAATCCCAAACAACGACAACTGCTTTATAAGTTGCGTTTGGTAGATCGGTGCCCTGATAAACGATCTCGTCCTGAATGTAATCTGTTGATGAACCTGATCCCAAAGATAATGTGGTAATCTGTGAGAACACCTGATTTGCTGTAGGGTTAGAGGTTCCATATAAAGTAGGATCCTGAATAATGGATATCTGTCTAAAGTCATTTGTTGAAGGTAGTATGCCACCTTCCGATCCATTAATTTTCGTGTTAATCATTACATATGATCCGCCTAATTCAGATAGGGCATCGGATCCGTGGCCACCCGGAGGATCGATAGCAACTCTTAGAGTAGCGCCGGCACCTCTTGTTGAAGTTATTGTTGCATTTGCATAGGTATAACCAGAACCTTTAACATCAAGAACAATTGATCCGATAGTGCTGGTTGTAACATTTCTAACAGCATATGCATTAGCAAACAGACCATCACCTTTAATAGCAATAGAGATATTGTTGGAAGTATAACCGGTTCCACTATTGGTGACAATTATATTGTTTATAGCACCTTCAACGGCATCCTGTTGGACCAACCATTGTAGAGAATTATCCGAGATATACAATGTCTTGACAGGCATATAATCTGTGGTAAGGAACCTTAACTTTTCTTCGTCAGTCAAGGTATACATATACTTCCACATATACTGGTCGCCAGTTTGGAATACTGCTGACGGGTTAGTTGATGTTGGCTTGAATGTAGATGCTTGACCGTTATTGTTAGCAATGCACTTATAAACATTGTAATCGGTAGTCAATACATACATTGATGTATTAGCATCTTTAAGTGATAAGGAATCTATAGATTGATCGTATGCTGCGTAAACGGTGTTAGCAGTCCAGTCGTGTCTTTTAACAACATGACGAATATCTGATCCATTAATTTTCTTTCCACCAATCAGGTTCTTCCAAGTTTCATAATAACTCGTCTCGGAGGTATTTGCCTGAGGAGGACTATAATCGTTTATCCATGGTTTGGAATAACCAAATGACAGATAAAGGTTGGAAGTGGCAGCCGCATTTCTGAATTGCTCTGCCATGAATATTCCAAGATTTTTGCTAAAAGTTGCAGTCATAGTCTCTCTTTACCTTACCTTCTATTTATAATGCAATAATGGTGTTCGATGTTGTATTGGATACGATAAGAATAGAATTGGCGAGCATTACTGGATTTCTCGACGTTTGATTCGGATCTGTGGTAATAAACTGACCGAACATCTTCAATCCAGCAGGATGTATCAGATCCTTCATTGGTTTTCTGAACGCATCCAAGGATTCATCAATCTTAATAACATAAGAGAATTTCTGATAGTAATCTCTATTCTGTAAGAAGTTATAGGATGATGGCTGGCCATCCTGATTTAGATAACGACCTGGATAAGAATAGACACCAGTAACAATGTTTGCGTATGCCTCACCGGTACCGTCGCCTTGTGTGGATAGATCAATAATTGGAGCTTCATCATAACCAAATCCACCCGATACAACTTTAATTTCTTGAATTGTACCGATAACATTTGATACAGCATTTAACTGTCCACCATCACCAAGAATAGCAGTAACCATAACATTGGCACCATAGGCGGCAGTATTTTGTGATATGATAACAACATTTGGTAGCATATCTTGTCTATATCCAGATCCACCTGGTAGATGGCCTGGTAGTGCAAACCAATTGACCTGTAGAATTGACCCATTGGAATCGACGACAGATATCTGGGCGTTAGCACCTACACCATAACATCCATATTGGTTCTGGAACTGAATAACATCTCCTGCCTGATATCCTACACCACCATTATAGATATCCATTCTTCCAAGAATACCTAAAGAACGAACGGCGGTGTTAGAGATGATCGATACCTGAGGTAAAGTTATATATCCAGAACCTTGGTTGATGATCGCCGTTGCGACAATTGGTCCGCAGTTTGCATACTGCCAATACAACATCGAGTTAGCAACAACAGTATTTACATTTGGCTTCTTAATAATCTGGAATGAGACATTGTGTAGTCCACCAGGAAGTCCTGGATTAACAGTTATTTGCCAGTAGTTTCTATTACTACCGGTGATTAACTGATAGGTGTTCTGACAGAATAGATAATCACCAGTCTCAATAAAGTTATTTGAGTTAGCAAGATTTTGACTAAGGAAGATATTAGTAATCTGTGTACCATTGATCGTGCTAATATCCAGATTAGATGTCGATATATTAATTGTGGCTAGATTACTATATGATTGTGTTTCCACAACATCACCGATGGCATTCTGAATCACCGTATTGGCAACATCTATAATACGAGAACCAACTATGTTATAATTTGCTGGATGATAAGTTTCAGAAATATCAACAATACTAACATTAGCAGCAGCATTGGAACCACCACCGCCAGTAAACAATAAAGTATCGTTCACTCTATATCCGGCACCAGGGTATAGAATTTTAATTGCCTTAATTTTTCCTTCAAGGTGTGCCTTACCGACCTTACTAATGATAACCGATCCACCCTGGCCGTTTGCGGCAATGATAGGAACACCAGCACCCTGAGTATAACCAGAACCTGCGTTGGTTACCGTTACTCTTGTGATGATACCAGAATACAGGTTGGCCGATAAAGTTTTATAAACACCTTCATCTTCGATAGTGGTTACAAGTGTTTCACCATTAATAAAGTCTTTATCGACACTAGAGACTTTAATCTCGGTGATAAGTATGCCTTCGCTGTAATATGGATTGATTGCTTCCACTTTACAACTAGAATTTGATGTTAGTCCAACAATCGTCTGATTAACAAATCGTGTAAATGCCGTGCTGTTGGCGACATTATCAACAGCAATGTCCTTAATATTCAGAGATTTCTCAATGAACCACTTACCATCAGAGGCCTTGAGAATGTTATCTTGTGGATAATATATCTCCGGTTGTTTCTGAAAGAGTGACTGTGTAAGGAATCGAACAGACTTTTGCGAACCAGTAGAACGATAAAAGTCCTGTGCGTGTTTCAGAACTAAGTTAAGGTCTGCCTGTGAGTTTTGAGGGATATACGCAATATAGTTATCATATAACTTTTGACGGAGAATATGATATCTATCAAGTTCGTTTGGATCCATTTCTCCGGTTTCATCCAAGATATCCTGATTGATGATATCAAGATCATAGAACTCACCAAATCTCTTGGCGGTATAAAGTGCTTCACCATCTTGTTCCAGGAACTTATAGTATGATTCCAGGAACTCGACAAACTTTGGATGGTCCCTGCGAACGAACTCAGGAAGTTGTGTATTGACTAGATATGAAGTTTTGTTATTAGCAGCATCAGCCATTAGCTTGTCGGTACCATCTTGATTTGGATTGCCTGTGCGTTGTTGGTATCAATCGCAAGCAATCTGTTTCTTAGCGGTGGAATAACACCCTGCTCCGGTACAACATTGAATGTTAATACATTTACATCATAGAATGGGTTTTTGATAACATTGAGAGCATTAAGGTTATTTAATGTTATTTGGCCTGTTAGATAGCTAACAACACCAGCATTGTTATTAATGAATACCTTTTCACCACTTGGCTTATAGTAATATGTTCTTAGCGTACCATAATTCGATCTCAACTTGGCGGCAAGAGATGCCTCACTACCTGTGGAGTCGGAGATTGATACAGTTGCCTGTGTATAGTTGATGCCAGGATTAATAATATTAACTGATCTTACTCGACCATTGACGATAACTGCCTCGGCGGTTGCACCAGTGCCATCGCCTGTAATCGTAACAGTTGGTGTTGATCCATAATTGATACCTGGATTGATAACAGATACGGAATCAATACTTGTGTAGGATTCAGGAACTTCTTCGAAGAATACCTGTCTCTGTAGACCAGCAGAATCCAGAACGGTGATCTGTGGATATGAATACAACTTGTTTAGATAATCACCTTTACGGAGAGGTGTATTAAAGTTAAGTGTATAGTTCTCATAAAAACCAGTAGTCAATACCTTACGGTTCTGTAGATATATCGTGATATCGGACGCCGTGATAGACGGATCAGAACTCTCAATATATGATTGTAGTTTGGACTGGACGAATGTGGAGTTAAAGTTATACAACTCATTTACCGAATACTGATAAATGGCATTCTTAACCAGATTTAATAGTTCTGTGTCATTTTTCGTTGTTTTGTTAGGATTGTAATTGACCGTACCACGAACCTGAATAAAGACATATTCAGGATCAACAATCTCCGGAACAACCGTGAGAACATTACGATTGGTGATTAATGTGTCTTTAATTCTCTGCTTTTCCAGGTCAGTTAGCGTAAAGAACCCACGGGTTTTAAGCGAGATATAAACCTTACCATATACTGGTGGAACATTATCTTCACCGCCCCATACGGACACGGCCTCAATATTGTTATAATCTTTGGTGATTAGTGCCTGATAATCATTAACGGTGACCGCACGGTTCTGTGCTGTATAATGGAATGGCGCACGGAATCGGATCGCCTCAATATCTTCTTTATCGGTGCCGCCATATGTACCACCAACAGATTTGACAATAACATTATCACGGAATAGACCAGCAACAGGATCAACGAATGAGAACTTCTGAATACCATTAGCAACAGAACCAACGGTATCCAAGAATGTTACCTGAATGATATTGGTATTGGCAGGTCTCTGGCCGAGAACATTATCACCAAAGTAAATAGTATATTTTAGGTCCTGATCTTCTTCAATAAAGTAGACCTTGGAATTGGCCTGTAGTTCGGTAATATCAGATGCCAAGAAATACTGATCGGTCTGTGTATTGGATGCCGACTGCTGAACGGTAACAACCAATGTATCTGTATCAACATTGGATGATGGAATCTGATATCTTCCGGTAACATTGTTGGCATCTACGGTGTATTGATAGGTCATCACCTCGCCTTGCTTAATAAAGACATTGGCGAAAGAGAATGTACCATTTACTCTGTATGATGTATTGGCATTGATGGTACAGAATGGATAGTTCTTACCATTAACATCTGAACCAAGTAGTCTGGTGAATTTATCCAGAACAATATAATTGGTTATTTGATCTTCGTTTATTGATGGTGTTACTGTGATGTTAGTTACAGCAGTAGCACCATGTGAGGACGCAGGAACATAGTTGATTACTTTGGCATGGGACAGGATGTTCTTACGATCCTGTGCGGTATCAAGAAACGCCTCATTAGCAATCATGTTAAGGTAGAATGAATTGTAATATGTGTTATATGCCAGCAAGTCCAATAGAACAGACATACCCGAACCGTCAAAGTCATAATCAGAGAATGTGTCCTGACTTTGTAGGAAGGTTTTAAGGTTATTCTTAATAGAGTTGAAGTCTAGGTCAGCAACTCTTAGAGAATTATTGGACGTGGCCATATTATCTGATTCTTTCTAGAAATAGCGTTGATGTTACTGGTAGATTCCTGTTTAGTATGATATAATTTAGTGTTACGTTTAGCCCATTATTGTCAGGATCTTCTGAGACAATAACATCTTGTAGTTTAACTCTTGGCTCAAAGTTATTTATCAATGCCGTAATATTGTCTTTAATATAAATGGTTGTGAGTGCAGTGAAGTTATCGAATAGTAATTCGGTTACATCGGATCCTATATCACTTCTAAATTTTCTCTCATAGAAGTTGGTAAGTACCAGATTTCTAATAGACCTTTTAATGGCATCCGCACCTGTTTTTCTCACCACATCGCCAGTGCTTGGATTTGCAATAAAG